GTGTCGGCCGTATCGGCCGTGGCCTTGGCGTTCCAGGTCTTGAGCCAGCCCGAGACGTCGTAGCCGTTGGCGAGGATGCGGGTGTTCTTGCCATGTGCGAACGTGGGGGTCATGCGGGCACCTCAGCCGGCGGGGCCGGTTCGGCAGGGGCAGGGGTCGGCGTGGGAGGTTCTGCGGGCGCGGGAGCGGCAGGAGGCGTAACTACCTCAGGCTGGGGCACAACGGCCGCAGTCGGCTCTACAGGCCCGGGACTGGGTACTTGCGGGGCAGGCGCGCCGACGGCCGCAATCAGCCCGTCCGCAAACAGCCACGGGATGCTCTGCGGCGGGAGGTCTGACACCTGCTCGCCGGGCTCGACGCGCTTGGATGATTCGGTCGCGGTCGGGTAGTTCATCCCGACAAGCGCGGTGTAGGTATCGGGCATCGTTACTCCTGTGCGTAGATGAGGTAGTAGCCGCCCGCGTGCTGGTAGGTCTCCCCGCCAACGGCTTCTGGCATGGAGACCGTCTGCTCGCGGCGCATGGACATCACCGAGCCGCTGGTGAGCGTCGGGGTGGCGTCCGAGAGCAGGGCGTCGATGCGTGACGCGGCGTTGTTCGCGGGGACCGATGACTCGCCGGGGGCGATGGCCTTCACGAGGTAGCGGTACATCGTGAACGCGCGGTCGGCGAAGGCGTAGTTGTCCGTGCCGCTGGCATTCGAGAACACGACCACCGTGCCCGTGGTCCCTTCCGGGGCGAGCCCGCGCCACACCCCGCCGGGAGCCAGCCCGGTCAGAGTTGTGTCATCACCGAGGACGGTTGCGAGCATGGCGTCGATGGCGTCGTCAACCGACATCAGTAGGTGCCTCCGCCAGATGGGCCGGACCACGGCGCTGGTCCGCCGCTCATCGCTTGTCCTTCTTCGGCTTCCTGATCCGGCCGGCGTTGAGCAGGGCGGTGAGGATGTCTGAGAGCGACTTCTTAGCCATCAGACGAGCTTCTTAAACGCGGCGAGGAACAGCGGCGCCACACGGTCGAAGGCCGGCCGCAGGAACGGCTGCGCGTGCTGATGGCGCGTGCCCTCTTCCACGAACTGCGCGTAGTCGGCGTCGTAGCCAATCTCCGCGCGGGCGGGGCCGGTGTTCTGCACGTTGCCCGTGGACTTGAGGTGGCCCGTCTTGACCGGGACCCGCTGGTGCGAGTCGGAGAGGATGTCCATGGCGGCCTTGCGGACGATCTGATCCGCCTTGGCCTCCATCCCGGCGACGATCGCGGGGATGTCGCTCTTGTAGGTGACACTCATACCGCGGCCCTCGTGCAGATCACGATGTGTTGGATTTGGATGGACTGCGGGTCGTGGATGCCCTCGACGCTGAGCGTCAGGGTGTCGATAACGATGCGGTCGGTGACCCTCACGTCCGACCCGGCCGCAAAGGTGATGCGGTAGAGCTGGACGTCGAAGAACCGCTCGTCGACCACCACGTCCTGCGCGGTGAACTTGATCGGCACGGAGCGGGCAGGCAGCGTCGCGTGGGCGGTGTAGGTCGCCGTGCTGCCGCCGAATCCGTCCGCGACTGCAGAGCGGCGCAGGATGATGGCCGTGTCCGGAAGCACGTCGAGCAGATCGGCGGCGATGAGCGCCGCGTCCGATGCGGGGAGGGCGGTCGGGCTCATAGCGGCTGCACCACCATCGAGCCGGAGTTCCCAGCGGCGAGAACCGCGGAAGCGGTGATGTAGGAACCCATCGGAGTAAAGGTGTTGAGTGCGTTCGGCACGACGCCGTCCGCAGCGGAGAACAAGATCACGGCCGTGGTCGTGTACGTTGCGCTACCGGCTGCGGCGGGATTCTGTTGGAACATCTGCGGGTTGGCCGCCGTCGTTGAGTTGACCTTGATCCAGCCTTCGCCGCCCCCCGTCGCCGTGATCGTCCAGAGCACGGACAAGGTGACAAGCACCCGCCCAGATGGGCCGACCCAGCACGTGATAGGGGCACTCATCGCCGTCTGCGTCGGGAACACGACCAGCGAGAGCGATGGTGTAAGCAGCACCGCGGAAGGGGTGAGCAGAACCGGCGCGGGGATACCAGTCCCGCCCGTGTCACCCCCCGCAAACCGCGGGCAGCCACAAGCGCGCCAAGCGGCGACGTTCGGACCGTGCAGGATGCGGGGGGTCGGGGTCAACGGATTAGCTGACCGAGTAGACCATCCACTGCGACGTAACCGTGTTCCACTCGAACTCGGCGCGCAGGCGGACGGTTGACGTGGTGGTGGTCGGCAGTGCCACGTCGGGACTGGCGGCGAACTTCGAGCCCCATGTGATGGCGCGGTTGGTGCCGTTGTCGGTGATGTTGAGGATGAGCCGCTGCCCGGCGACGGGGGTGCCGCTCAGGTTCGTGGTCATTGAGGTAATCGCCTGGGCCAGCCCAACGATGATCCCCTCGTGCACGGTGTCGGTGTTGATGGTCGGAGTCGCCGACTGCGTGACGGACGTGGGGGTCGGGTCGAGCGGGCCGGTTGCACCCGTCGCTCCGGTTGCTCCGGTAGCCCCGGTAGCGCCTGTGGCTCCGGTCGCCCCGGTTGCGCCAGTCGCGCCGGTAGCCCCGGTTGCGCCGGTTGCGCCTGCCGCCCCAGTCGCGCCCGTGGCGCCGGTTGCGCCCGTGTCAGTCGCGGTCGGTGTGTTGTCGTTCGACGCAATTGCAGCGGTCTGAATTGCGTTCGTGTTGTGGATGTAGACCTCACCGAGCCAGACAACGCCAGTCAGCGGCAGGGTCGCCTTGACGGGGGGAGTTCCGCCGCCGTCAGTCGTGTAGTCGGGGGTACCCTCGACGCCGCGCAGCAAAAACGCCTTGCCGTCGTAGCCGCAAAGGATCGAGTCCCTGCGGTCGCCGTTGGCGAACATCGGAATTCCGATGGTCTGCGCGGGGACGAACACCGACACGCCGTCGATCGCGGCCGTGCCGGACGCGATGTGGACAACCATGCTGGCGGGGGAGCTGGCGGACACGGCGCATCCGGAGACAACGCCCGTGGGGCCGCCGGTAACGAGCGCCGCGGTGACGGTGTCAACCGCGTCATCCACGAAGCCGTCGTAAGCGAATGCAGAAGCCATGAGTCAGTTCCTTTATGGGTTCACGCGGCTGTTTGGGTAGCCGCTGTCGTACTTGAGGTGGGGGTCTTGCGTTTCGTCGGTGCGGATGAGGTCGCTCGAGCGTGCGCGGGCCTTGGCGAGGTACTGATCTGAGCGGGTCTGCAACATCGCGGCCTTCTGGGAGCGGATCAGTTCGGTGCCGTCCGCCTTCACGTCGAAGGACAAGGACATCTGGACTGCCTGCTCGCGCAGAAGGTCAGCCGCGGCGCCGTAGATGTCGTGGGTGAAGCCCGTGAGCATCACCGGGTACTTGGGCTGCGTGAGGAACGTCCAGCGGCCGTTGTAGAGGTCGGTGGTACTGGGGGTCAGGATGTTGAAGCCCTGGTCGCAGAGCGTCACGCCGTCTTCCCAGATGGGACATGGGGCGTCGAAGGTGAGCCAGTTGACGTGACCGCCGGCCACAATGTCGGGCTTCTCATCGGTCTTGACGTAGCGGGCCTCATCGCGGCGCAGATCCAAGGCGCTCTGAATTTGGTCGTCGGTGAACACCGCCGAGGATGGGTCATTGATGAGACCGCGGACGAGGCTGATGATGGTTGCGAGAGTGGTGCGCGCCATGATTGGCTACCCGAGCCCCGCCCCCCCAGGATCAACAGGGGGGGCGGGTGCGAGGGCTGCTAGGCGGTAGCGTTGAGGGTCATAACACCCAGGATGGTGGGGCGGCTGACCTTGGCTCCGAACACGTGCAGACCCTTGACCGCGTCGGCGAACCGCAGCGGGGGGCGGTAGGCTTCCACGCTCTCCACCTGCGAGGCGAATGTGACTGCCTGCGGGTGGCCGAAGAGCACCTTGTACTTGGCGCCATCGGTGTTCGCGACGTTGTTCGAGACGAGGATCGTCATGCCTGCGGCCTGACCGATCACGCCGTTCAGCAACGCGGCGTGCGCAACGTCCGAGTACTGGATGAAGCGCGCGTCCTTCTGCATGAACCCGTGGAACCACGGGGGGACGACGATCCAGCGACCATCCATCGGGCAGTTGGCTGCCGACAGCGCGGCGTTAGCGTCCACGATCATCTCGTAGGCGGTCGTCGAGGTCGGGACCAGCGGAGAGCCATCGGTACCGAACCCTAAGGTGATACCGGCGTCGCCGTACTTGCCGGCGATGTAGGCGTCGGCGTCGTTGGCGATTGCGTACGCGGCCTCGGCCATCGCACCTTCCATGACCTTCGGCACGGCCTGGGCCTTGTCGATGTCATCAACCTGGAAGTTGAAGGCGCGTGCCTTCTCGATGGTCAGGATCGTCTCGGTGCCGGTCAGGGCCTCCGGGGCGGACAGGTCGGCGTTCTTGGTGTAGTCGGACACCGTGACGGGCCCGATACCGTGGATCTTCACGCTCGAACCCTGGCCTTGGATCTCGCCTTCGTAGTCGGTGTTGACGACGGCGGGCTGGCCGAACACGAGCGAGTTGTGGAGGCGCACGAGCAGCGAGCGCGACCAAACTGCGGGGATGAAGTTGTCGATAGCCACGGGGGGCTACCTCCTGGCTTACTTGCCCGACAGGACGGCGTTCAGCTCGTCTTGCGGAATCGCGTCAATCTCGGCCTGGCTCATCTTTTTGAGCTGGTCGAGAGTCAGCGAACTGCGGCGTCGGGACGGGTTTGACGGGTTGGCGTTTCCCGCCGCGCTGGGCACCGTCGTAAGCCAGGGCCGCTCCTGTGCGAGTGATCGCAGGGCGTCATCGACGCCATCCCAGTGGGCCTTGTCTTCGTCGTAGTCCAGGCTGTCGGTGTCGAGCAGCCGGAATGCCGCGTCGGGGTCAACGATTCCGAGCCGTTGGGCAGCCGTGACAACCTCGGAACGCAGCGCGCTTTCGCGCACTCGCGCGTCCCGTGACTCAAGGGCCTTTTCCAGCTCCTTGATTCTGTGCTCGGCCTTCTCAGACTCGGTTAGCTCCGCCTCCTTGCGCGCCTTCTCGGATTCCTCGTACTCGCGAATCCGCCGACGTAGGCCCTGTGCCTCTCGCCGCGTCTTGCGCAACTCAGCGTCGCTGCCGTCACCCGCCTGGGGCTCGGGGTCCTGCTCCGTTTCCGGGGTGC